AAGTATATGTCAGTGTGAAGCAATTTCTCAGTACCAAAGACTCGACGAATCTTCTCCTTGTCAAGTATAGCAGATGGAATTCTCCCAGTTCCATACTTATGACTCATCTTCACAAACTCAGGTTTGGCTTTCACTCTCACCACGAAATCCCTCCTCCGAAGCACTGCTTCAGGGTTGTTCATTTCTCGTAGATCAGGATCTGCCAAATTTGAGGTAATAAAGACAAGTTCAGAACGAAACCGAGCACTCTTCTTCTCTTCTAACTCAGCAACGTGAAGAGGGAAAGGCATGATATTGGAGCATTGGATTATCTCTCCAACTTGACTACATTTATCATTGCCCGGAATCTTTGCTGAGAAATCATCATAGATGACCACCTTGTGATTTGGATTGTATCCATCCCAGAAGTCAGTTTCCACATTCCGACAAAATATATGTTTAAATACTTTGTCGGGATCTGTACACTGACCACTCTTTGTCAACAAATCCACACACAAGAAGTTCACCAATGTTGATTTCCCAACACTTGTCTCTCCATACAACCATATGACTAGAGGTGGAACTCGGGGACTATCAAGAAATTCAGATTGAGCTCTATACGCATCCATTTTCTCCGCTTTCATGAACACTTCAAGAAAAGTATTCCACAAAGTTGGAGGTAATTTCAACATAGAAAGATCCCTCTTAAATTTCCGTCCTTTCTCCAAGAGTTCCTGACACAAAGTACGTTTCCCTTCATCCAAAACATGTCCAGTTGATTTAAATTCATCATGTAGCTCATAGACTTGTGAAATCCATGGGCTTAATGACTCATCCACATTCAACAATTCTTTCATTCCAGATGTTACTCCAGTAATTCTCTCTTCAAACCATTCATACGCATATTTAAAAGCCTTGACACACACTTTGATTGCTCCATCACATCCAGTGACTGCACGCGCAGCATTACCAAAATCACCAAATGATCTCATGAAACTCTTTGAATCACTCTGATTTGGTAACACTTTGAAATACAACATGGACATGATACAAAAGATTAGTGACACAATTGGAGAATAGTCACCTGTCATCTGAGCCACAACTTGAGGGTTCTGTGATCGTAATAGCGAACCTTGCACTCCCAGTACTTTCTGTACTAGAATTGCCACAGTTGTGGTTTCCCATCCACACAAGACAAATAAATCCAAAAGATGATGAACATAGCTCACCTCATTCATGCCACCAGCTGCCAAATGCAACAAAAATGAAATCACTCCGTACACACGGCGCACAACTTCACTTTCAACATTCAACAAACTCAGATATTCCCAGATACCATTGAGCACACTACAAATTTCACTCACCAAGGGTCCAGTCGAAAACATAGAAATATCAATCATTCCCATTTGAGCGATCAGAGTAATGTCTTTTAGCATCACACGCATATGTATAGCAATGTCATCCAAACACCATGCGTCCCATTCTTGAAGCACTTCATCTGCACACACAGGTTCATTCAAGTCAAACAACACATTCACAGTTGGTAATCCATTCACACAATTAGCATAAAAATTTTTCATTTGAACATTCATTCCATTTACAACAATGCCAGGAATCTGCTCTGACCAATCCACAACAACTGACTTATTATACTGTGAAGTATAATAAGCAACCACTTGTTGTGGGTTGACAGACCAAACCTTGGCCTCAGATATACTGGGTTCAATTTCAAACATCCAATCATCTGCACAAGGAATTAATCCAACATGAGACATAAAAGACTGTCCAGTCGGCATCCAGACAGGGGTTGATCCAATAGCTATTTCTCTCATGATTCAAATACTCTCTTCCAAGGAATTTTATTTCAAAACTCAACAAATCAAGACGCACAAAAGTACGCAGTGAATAGAATTTTCTGAGAATCAAGGACCTTCAAAAAGACCACTCGTCTACTAAGGTATCCGTCAATGCCGGAATCCCACGTTCGCACGAGTAGAGTTTTAGAAAGCGTGTACGCAATGCGTAAACGCCTTTATTCTAGAGGACCAAGAGTATAGTGCACGAGTAAAAC